GAGTAGAAACAATAATGACTCTAAAGGTTCTCACAAAATAGGTGTAATCTCAGCCTTTTATTTCTTTTATAGAATGGAGCTAAAACCGGTAAAAAAATTTAGGGATCAATTGATCCCTTTTTTCATTTTTTTATTAAACAACCCAAAGTCCATCCCTCCATTAAAAAACTATTTAATTCATTATTTAAAACTCTTTTATTTTTACCATCTTTATTAATCCACTTTCTCCCAATACAAGATGGTTTAGAAATCTTTTTAGTATTTTTCATACTATTTCTTAAGATTAATTTTCTTTCTTCACTAATATATTGACCAAAATTCCACCCATCTGATAAATATTGATTAATATCTTCGGGTCTAACCATTTTATTTTTAGTTTCTTTATTCATCCATTTCATCCCCCAAACCGAGTTATCAGACCCAACTCCAGTATTTTTCTTTTTTAAACTAAGTTTTTGTTTGGATTCCTCCGTGTGTTTTTTTCCTGACCAATCGTAAAAATTTGATCTAACACGTTTACCTAATTCAAAACTTTTTTTAGTTGCTTCTGACATTTTTTGTGAAAAAATTCTTCTGTATTCAGGATCCGTCATGTTTTTTTTGAATTGATCATTTCCTGCCTTACTTGTTTTTATCATATGTAATTCATTTTTGAATCCTCCTCCACCACCTAATTGTAAATTCATACAATAGTGATCGTTGATAAGTTTTTTATCAACAATTTCTTTTTCTCTCAATTTAAGTTCTTCTCTATTTGAAAAAAATTCTAAAATTTCTTTTTTATGATTTTCTCTGCCGTGATAATTTATTGAATTCCATAATCTTTTACCGCTACCTAAATAATTGTCATCAATGTTGTCTGTAGAATGCATTCCAATATAATACCTATTAGTTAGGATACAAGTGGTTTTATAAATGTAATGATATTTTTTTTGTCTTCTGGCCATATATATATAATTTTACTATAAATATAGCCAGAAGTCCAAAAAGTCTAGTGTGGACCCGGAGGTAATCGAAACCTCGTCCAGCTCGTCTTGTCTAAAAGACAACTACATGCTTAGGTTGGTATTTTCTAATACCCCAAAATATTTGATTTTGTCTTGATCAAAAACAATGTCAGTTTGTTCTTCACCATCGTAAACTAACAACCAATGAACCATTCAATTTATAGTTTAATGGTAATCCACTTTTATCACTTCTGTTGCTAAGCGTATGTGAACCGGCTCCCGTTTCCGTAAACTTCTTAAGCTACAGTAACTTCAGAACCTCTTAGTAAACCAAGAGTTTCCATTTTGTTTAGCACATTGCCAGTTGTTTTTGTGAGTCAGTTTTTAACGAGATTATCTCAGTCTCGGCATGCTTCTTTTATTCAACCAACGCCTGTCAAATCCAAGTCGGGCCCATATGTCAAATAACTTCTATACAAATATAATACAAAGATTTATATTATTCAATATATTTATAAATATATGAAAAAAAGACTTCTTATAGAAAATGATGTTTCAGAAATGTCAGATTTTCAAAAAATCCTTCTTTTGAATAAACGAAAGTTAGATCCGAACGATGTTGAATTCAAAAGTAGTGATTACAAAATTGACTTAAATAAAGTTCAGATTAAACCTGATGGTTTGTTATTTGACTTTGATGATTTAGAACAATTTTTAAAATTTTTTCATTACCCTGCGTTTGAAGAAGGAACTGATGATGAGTGGGATGCGGTTAACTATGATCGAATGTATTATGGTTCTTGGGATTTTTATAATGAGTGTCAAGATCGAGCGTATGATGATTGGCGTGAAGGATATACTTTAGGATATCTTTGTAGTGAAGCGAACATCAGACTAAGAGAATTACTTAAAATAATTGCACCTAACCTTGTTGATAGTATCAAAGAAGATGGTAGTAGAATTGATGGTGAAGGGGATATCACAAGTGTATTAGACAAATATTTTAAAAATATTGGTGATGAAATGGATGAGATTATATGTTCCGCTAAAGCAAATGCAACTGAAGAAGGGGCTAAAAAGGAGATAAAAAACGCATATTGTAATACACTTAGTGAATTTGGGGTTGAGAAGTGGGGTAAGTGGTGTTTTGGATTATACTTTATAAGTTGGGGTAATCTGGTACAGTTATTTATTGAAGATGGTGAATTTGATGGAAATGCTCTTGATGTAATGATAGATAAAATATATAGAAAATTTAGACATAGTCTTCCTGAATATTACGAGATGGAATATCAAGTTATGGATAACGAAATCTTTGAATCTCAATCTTGTGAAAAATTAGTCAATTTGATTGATGAATATATAGAAAGAGCTCAAGAAGAACTTTCACCTGAATATACAAAAACTATGAATAAACTTAGTTCGTTAGGTCTTTTTAATACTAGTGGTTTAGAAATACCAGGTCAAAGAGGTTTGAGAATTAAAGTTGACGAGGTCGATCCCGAAACTTTAAAAGTTAAATATATTGTGGGATCAAATAGTTATTTTGGTGATCGAAAATACGGTTTATCAACTCCTGATGAAGTAATTGCAATAGCAACTCAGCCAGGTTTATTTAACCCGACTGAGTATAGAATCCTACCTGGTCAATTAAGACGATAACGTTCTTTTAAAATCTCGTATAATTTGTAACCATCTTCATCATCAATAAAAAATTGGTTTTCATCGTATATATCCGAAATTATAATACCATCTTTTTCTTCAATTACATCAATTGAAGTTAATTGATGAACATCATCATAAAATGGATTTTCATCGAAATCATCAAACGGTAGTAAAGATTTTGTTGGTTTTGGTTCATTATATTTAAATTCATATTTTTTTAAACCAAGATCTTTTACCATGTTTTTTCCTGCTTCAATTGCTCTTTGAACGTCATCGATACACACAAATTCGTTTGCTGTGTGCATGTTATAATAACCACATGACATATTAATACAAGATAGATCAGATTGTTGTTTAATCATCATAATATCGGTATATGGATGAGACTGAACCAACATTTCGTTATTAAACCCTTTTGTAATTGATCTAATTGCGGTATTGAAGAAATCTCCATTCTTATCAAATAAAGTGGTTCCCATGCAAGCCTGTGAAATTAAGTGATCACCAGGTGCATCATATTGGGCGCAATAACCAACATCTTTTAAAAACTCTTTATCCACCAATTTTGATCCATGGCAACCCGTTTCTTCTGAAACAAAAAACGCCACTTTAACTTTGTCTAATTGAGATAAAAGTTCCAAACAAATATAAATTCCACATTTGTCATCACCACCAATTCCTGTTGGTTTATCGTCTTTATCATATGCCTTTAAACATAAAACTTGATCTTTTCCGAAATCTTTTCCAAATGTAAATGGGCGAACAAGTTGTTCTTCTTTAACAACTATTTTTTCAACAAGTTCATGAACCGTGTCTGTATGAGAAATAAACATGGGATAAAACTCGTCATCTTCTAATGAGCCTTTTGTTGCGTATATGTTATTATGATCATCGTAATTATAAATCACACCTTCCATACCCTCAAGAACTGACAATATGTATTCAACCATTTTACTTTCCTTATAGGTCTTGGTTGGGACAGATAAGAGTTCTTTAAATTTATTTAGATTCATTATTTATTGTTTAAAACAAAGATAAGATTATTTTTTTAATTTACAAAGTATTTATTAAGTATAATATAAAAACATGAATAAAAGTTATAGCAAAATTAGACACATTCAAGAAGCAAACTTGATGTTAGAAAGTAGAAGACTAGAAGAAAAATCAAGACATTTGTTGATGGAAGCAGTCCAATCTGTGATTTTAACCTTGAATATTCCTACAGTTCAGGGTCAGATTGATAGAACTAAAAATATCCCTTTTTCTATAGGTCCTCTTGGTAAAAACGCGGCAAATGAATACACAGGTATATTAACTAATATGACAATTAATGGTCAATTGGCAAATAAATTGACAAATCAAAAATTAACTGGTGAGTATGTAAATGGAGAAATCATGTTAGGAAATGATGCCGATTTACTTATAAGTGCGATTAATAATGTAAAAAGTGATGATTTGATTGATCAATCTATGTTTAATAGAAACATGGCCAGTTTTGTAAGAAAAAAAGATCCTAACAATCCATCATCACCTGGAACACAAACAATTTTTATACAAAAAGTTATTAAAAATTTGAAACCAGTTCAATAATAACTTAGAAATTTATTTATACTATTTTTTACTGAAATTTTATAATTTTGTATTTTATAAATTTATTATAAATTACATATGATTCCTGTATGTTAAAATACGCAACAATTTCATTGAATGGATCTAAGTTCAAAATCAAACCTACATTGAATCCTTTAACTAAGATATTAATTTGAATAAAATTTTGATTTTTTGATGTTTTTATAGGGTATGTCATTTTTAATGTATCGTTCCTATAAAAATCTAAATAATTTTGTGTTGTATTAATAAAGTATTTACAACCTGCTGGTAAAATTTTATCATACAAATTACTATCAAAAATTTCGTCAATTTTCTGTGAAGTATCTCCGTAAAATGATTGAGTTTCATATACCTCAATAATAATATTTTGAGAAAAGAAAATTGAAAATAAAAATAAACTGATAACTAAAAAAAGGTGTTTCATTTTTATTTTCTATGAAGATTTAACAATATTAAACTTTATCATTTTTTTAACAGTAGTCATTTGATTAGCGTTCCAATACCACAAAACATTTTCATTTTTATAACCAATATTAACAATTAACCCGTAATCAAATCCTTCTTCTAATATTTTTATTATAAAAAGTCCATCACCAGTAGTAATTACATCAATAGGTAAAACACTTAGAAATTCTTCACCAACATAGTAAGAAGATGTTTTTTTATTTAAATCAATAACATAAGTTGTTTTTGTGATTTCAAGATCATTGATTACGTCAGGATTCATAATTACAGAATCTAAAGTTGTATTTCTGTAAGAAACAAGTTCTTGTCTTTCAAAAATCTCAATTACTAATTTTTGAGAAAAAGAGATTATACTAATAAATAAAAATAAAGTTAATGATAATGTTTTCATAGTTTTCAATTGTTACTACAAAGATATAAAAATAAAAACATTAAACAAATTTATTCTTTCTTTTTTCTTCCCCTTTTTGGTTTTTCTTCTTGATTTACGATAATAATTTCATCATTAACCACTTTTAATTGATAATTTTTATTTTCTTCAATTTCAACCATAAGAAGTTTTTCTGAAATCAAATCTTCAATCTTATCTTGAATTGCTCTTTTAATTGGTCTTGCTCCGAATGTTTCATCAAATCCAACTTTTGAGATATAATCGATAACTTCTTGGTCATATGAAAAATGATAATTTTTTTCTGATACTCTTTTCAATAATTTATCTACTTCCAATCTTGTAATTACGTCAATATGTTCTTTTTCTAAAGAATTAAAGATCACAACATCATCAATTCTATTTAAAAATTCAGGTGCAAAAAACTTCTTTAATTCTTTTTTCAAAACTTCTTGTTTTTCTTCTTCCATAACAACATCACTTTTGTTTGTTTTGAACCCAAGTCCAGTTCCAAAATCTTGAAGTTTTCTAACTCCAATGTTGGAAGTCATAATAATCAAACAATTTTTGAAGTTAATTTTACGACCCAATGAATCTGTAATATGACCGTCATCTAACAACTGAAGAAGTGTTGAAAATATGTCTTTATGGGCTTTTTCAATTTCGTCAAATAATATTACAGAATATGGTTTATTTTTAACTTGTTCTGTAAGTTGTCCTCCTTCATCGTGACCTACATATCCTGGAGGTGAACCAATAAGACGAGATATTGTATGTTTTTCTTGGTATTCACTCATATCCACACGAATCATATTATCTTGACTACCAAAAATCTCTTTTGCCAATTGTTTTGCCAAGTATGTTTTACCAACGCCTGTTGATCCCAAGAAGATGAATGATCCGATTGGTTTATTTGGATCTTTAATTCCGATTCTATTTCTACGAATAGATTTTGCAATTTTTAATACCGCTTCTTTTTGACCAATCACTTTTGAATTTAAATTTTTGTCCAAATTGATAAGTGAATTTCTTTCATCTACATTAATATTTGAGATTGGTATTTTTGTCATATTTGACACCACCTCATAAATTAATTCTTCTGGTATTGTTCTTTTACTGTTTAATAGTACCTCTTCAAATTTTTTCTTTTCTTCTTCTAGTTTTGAAATAACGCTTCTTTCGCGATCTCTAAGTTCTGCGGCCTTTTCATAATCTTGTGTTTTAATAACATCAAATTTTTCTTGTTTAATATCTAAGGCTTGTTGTTTTAGATTTTCTATTACTTCAGGAAGTTTAATATCTATTTGCATTCTTGCTCCAACTTCATCTAAGATGTCAAACGCTTTGTCAGGAAACTCACGATCTGTAATATATCGATCTGCTAATTCCACAAACGTCCATAAGGTTTTATCATCGTAAGTTACTTTATGGTGATCTTCGTATTTTCCTTTGCTTTGTTTTAGAATTTCAAAAGTTTCTTCTTTTGAAGATGGATCAACTATAACTTTCTGAAAACGTCTCTCAAGCGCTCCGTCTTTTTCAAAGTTTGTTCGGTATTCGTCAAGTGTTGTGGCACCAATACACTGAATTTCTCCTCTTGAAAGTGCTGGTTTGAAGATGTTTGAAGCATCTAACGAACCTGAACTATTTCCTGCTCCTACAATGGTGTGAATTTCGTCTATAAATAAAATAATATTTGGAGCCAATTGTAATTCTTCAATAATTACTTTCATTCTTTCTTCAAATTGACCACGATATTTTGTTCCAGCGACAAGTGAATTCATATCTAATGATACAATTCTTTTATCTGCCAAATTTTTGGGACATTCTCCGTTATAGATCATCATTGCCAAACCTTCAACAATCGCCGTTTTACCACAACCAGGTTCACCAATTATAATTGGGTTATTTTTCTTTCTTCGAGATAGAATTTGGGCAATTCTAAAGATTTCATTTTGTCTTCCAACAACAGGGTCAAGTTTACCATCTTCGGCTAACTTATTTAGATCTTTACTGAAGTTATCTAACACTGGTGTTCCGCTTTCAGATTTTTTCTTTGGTTTTTCTCCGCTATCATCCATAAATTCTAACATATTAATTTTTTCTTAATAATAATAACTTTATTTTAAAAAGTCCATAATTGTCATAATGTCAGTTTATTTTTTCTAAATTATTATTTTACTGACAATTTGTCAGATAATATTGGTTGGTATAATTTTTCATATAAAAAAATCAAAATAAACCTATAAAAAAAATAAAAAATGTTTAATTGGAACGAATTTGACAAATTATTAAATGAAATTTTTTCTTCATCTTTCGATGATAAAAACTGGACTAAAAATACTTATAGATCAAAAGATGGTTTGTATTCTATGTCTTTTATGACAAGAAATTTTAATAATGAAAAACCTACTGATGAATTATATGTGTTAAAAGAAAAATTAAACTTGGCGGTTAGAGAAGAAAATTTTGAAGAAGCGGTAAATTTAAGAGATGAGATAAAAAAGTTAGAAAAAAACAAAGAAGAGTTATCAAAGTTGAAATTTAAATTGGACGAATGTATTCGAAACCAAGACTTTGAAAAGGCGATACAATATCGAGACCAAATAAAATCTCTTAAGTAATTTAATCCACCTTTATGGTGGATTTTTTATTTCGTATATTTATAGTTATGGAAGGATGGAGAAAATTTGCTGAGTCTTTGGAACTAACAAAAGAGTTAGAAGAAACTTATTATAATATTAGAAGATTTTTTCAAAAAGAAGGGTGGACACAAAAAGACATTGAAAAACCACCATATTATCCAGAAGTCTTAATGTATTATCACAGAAAAATTCAACCATTGATTCGGGAAATAGACCAAACAATTAGAGATTATGGTTTTAATGTTGACGGAACTGAAGTTCATTATTATATTATGGATAAACTTCGTCATATAGATGACATAACCCCATTAAGAAAACCAAATGGCAATAACGAGCGAGATAATTAGCGGAACTACGATTTTAAATGAAGTTCAATCATCAAATATTGTAAGAACACAATACGATACATCAACAAAAAAAATGATTGCGGAATTCAAAAATGGTATGAGATATGAGTATGATGATGTCCCACATCAAAAATATACCGAATTTAGATCAGCTCAATCACAAGGAAATTATTTTAATAAAAACATTTCTAAAACTTATCCATACAAGAAACTATAATT